ACCAACAAGAGGTCTGTATGAACAATATCTCATGTTCACACCTAGCATCTTGACTGGTGAGCCGTCTAAGTGAACGTTACGAGCTACATTCATATCTCCGTAAGGAGTTGAGAATGTCTTTACTGCTACACCAAATGCCTCTTTACTTCCAATTGCACCCATATCCCAGTTTGCACGAGCTTGCGAGTTCGCAACTGCAGCTACTTGAGCCATATTATCGCTCATGTAACCACTTAGTTTGTGCAACCAGTTATATACATCTGTGCTAACAAAAAATAAAGTAGCGTTTGCATTATTGTAACGAGGGTCTAAGAAATGAGACATATCATCCAAGAAATCATCTTGCGATTTTGTACCACTACTAGAGCCCATACCAGAACCACTAAATACATTACCATAATTGATAATATAATCAAGAGCTCCTTGTGTATGAGTTACCCCATTACCATCTGTGTATTGTGAACCAAAAAGCAAAGCGGTTTCAATATCCCACTTATGCTCTATTAATTTTTCTCGCCAAACACGAGCATACTCATTAGGTTCATACTTTGTAACAGTGGCACGAGTTGTGTTATCCATTGCCAACGAAGTTTTGAAAATCTGAGTAAGTCCGTATCCAGTCGAGAATGGATTGTCTTTCCATGTTTCTGGGTATCCGCTACCCTGTCCAAACGAATTACCAACCACGTGAGAGCGAGCACCTTCCAATTGTATCATTGAAAAAGCTGCAAACTCTGAATCTGAAGTATTGGAACCAGCGAGACTTTCGTCTGCAGTCCCTCCAGCACCCCAACCACCTAACTCATTATAAGTATCGGTATCAAGGTCTTTGACTACTACGCATTTGCAATCAACAGCATTTTTATTTGCCGCTCTTGAACCAGTAGAAGTAGAGTTAGCTTCTTCAACACGTACAACTATATAATCTTCTGTCGTCATAGCTGTAGCGGCTGCTGATGAGGCTGCTGTACTTGAAAATGGTATCTTGATTAATTGACCAGGAATGATAAACTGTGGTTGAGTTCCGTCATCACCAACTTGAATTGAGTTAGATGAACCTCGAACTTGACCAATGTTACCAGCACTTTTATAATCAGTCATAAACTGAAAATAATAAGTATCACCTGGGTCAATATTGGATGCTGTAACTGTTGCTTGGTCTGACACCATGCCTGCGCGTGATGTACCATGAGCAGTTACGTATGCATATCGTTTATGGTAAGATGGACGTCGTTCCGTGAATTTGAACTGATGGTCGTCAGTTGGCTTTTTAGAAACTTTTGATAAGAATCTAAAAAACGGGTCTTGTGCTATTGCTAACTCAGATACCCTGTCGCCAAAGTTATACTTTCGCCTCAGGTCACCTGTGCTAAGCGCTGAACCCGCTATAGCCGAACCATTTTCAGTCAAACTGGAAACATCACTTATCTGAAATAAATCAGCCATGTGTCCTTCTCCTTGTAGCCTTTCGGGCTACTGTTATTGACTTAATTTTGTACTAGGCTATCAGCCTAATACACTCTCTAATGTTGCGTCAATACCCAGTATTTCTTCAAAGACTGAATCTTCTGGAGATTTTTGTGGCTCTGGAGAGCCGCCCGTGGAAGCTAAGGATTGTGGTCGCTGTTGAACTCTTTTCATTTGGTTAGTAACCTCTTGGTTAGCGCTCTGTGCGATTTGTTGTTCCCTTTGTCCCCTATTCATAAGATAATATATATCATCTAACTGCAAAGTTTTATTTTTGGCAAAACCAACAAAGTCTTTCCATTGCTCTTCTGACAAATTGTATTTAGAACGAAACTCAGATTCTCTTGTGAGCCTGTGGTTTTCATTTTTCTGCGTACTCAAAGCGTCATTAAGCCTTTTTTGGACTACTCCGTCAATCGTAGCCGCTAAAACCTTAGCGGAGTCTGAATCGGGTTTTGACATAGCTTCGTCTGGGTCAAACACAAAATCTTCATCCAATTGTAATCTCTCTTTCATACCTATTGGGGCTTGACCACCACCCTCAAAATAGCCTCTCACATGAGTAACTAAATTAGGGTCTTCTCTCATAGCATCGAGTATAGGTAAATAGGGTTCAATTTCGCTTAAGCGTCCACTTAATCGTTTTGCTTCACGACTTGAATCCGAATACCTTTTTTGCAGATTTTCAACATCCGCCTGTCCCTCTACAGGGCTCTCTTTTTGTTGTTGTTCTTGAAGAAACTGATTACCAGCATCTTCCAACGACTGAGAGGTTGTCTGTTCTTGCGAGGGAGGGGCATCTAATATACCACCGTTAACCTGAGTATCGAGAGCCTCGAAAAACCCTTCGCTACTCATTCCCACCGTACTTTCTGGGGCTCCGTTTGCGGGAGCGTTACCTACTTGTACATTTTTTTCCATAATATATCCTTTTTATGTTTACCGAATTTATTATTTTTCTTTGTTACTATCAAAGTCTTTTTTTGCATCTATCTTTGCTTCAGCTACAGCTGCTTTTACTTCTCTTGCAAGGTCTTTTTTAGCCATTTGCACTTCTCCTTGCATCATACCTCTAAGTAGTTTTTGCTGTGCTTCGGTATCAAGAACTTGTTTTTTCACTTGGGCTCCTGCTTCATTAACCTTCATCTTTATACCAGCTTGTACTAATTGTCTTTCAAGAGTTTCTATTGTACCCTCTTTATCTTTTATAGCATCTGTCATCTGTTCTAATTGTGATTGCAATTCAGAGTATAAGCTTTTTCTATTTATTAATTGTTTTTTATTTCTTATATCGGTTTCAGCTATCATTGCAATATCGTCAATCAATCCAGCTTGGAACCATCTAAAATATTCTTCTAATAATGCCCATCTATTAAGAGGTAATGTGGCCCCAGCCACTATTCTTACATCAAATCTAGATGATTCATAATCTGTCCACTTACCAATTGCCTGCCCGAAATCATTGAATATCGGAATATTAACTCTTACTTCTTTATCTTGGTCTGGTTCTTGACCTGCTTCAGGCTGGACTATTCTAAAAACTTTATCAATTGTATAATGCTTTTGAGCTATCATCTGAAAACATTTCCCCAAATGCTCAAGACACGGTTCTACTATTGTAGACATCCACGATTTTAATCTTCTAGTACCAAACTCATCATTAGCAAGCAATCCCCTATAAGTCTCAGCTTGTTGCTGGGTAAAACCCATCATCGCAGAAGGAACACCAGAAATATACTCCGCATCCGATTTACCTTCTTGAGTGATGCTATAAAAAGCATTGTTGATAGGAGCTGGCAATACAGGAGTTGGGGGTTGAAATCCTTGCCTATATTTCAATAAAGCACCTGGGCTTGATGAATATTGTTCCCATTCTGACTCATCAACAGAACCTTCTTCATATAACCACCTAAGATTAGAAGCTAAGTTTGCATTGTGAATCATGATTTGATGGGCTTTATTAATTTCTTGTTGTTTCCCAATCAAAGGCATTACTGCTGACATCGCATAGGGAGTACCAGTATACAAATATGGTATTGGGACTATAGGATATTCAGAAATTGGTAATTCATATTCATATAAGAATACATCATCTCCAACACTACATATTAACTTCACCCTCGTCTCATAGAAATCTACAAAGTCTACTACATTCTTTTTAAATTCATCACTTTTCATCATATTATCAAATTCTTCTTTTCGCATCACAACTTGTTCTACTCTAGACATTTCTCCTTGAGCGGCTGATGTTAATTCTTGCTGTTTCTCTGCAATCGCAGTTTCCATCATTTGCTGAGCCTTCTGAATTTCTAATTCAGCTCTCTCTGGTATGATTTCCCCAGCCTGCAAAGCTTGTTGTATTGATAATACTTTTTCTTGTAATTGTACTTCAGATTCTGCTTGAAATTCTTGTAATTGGACTTGGACAGATTGTTGTAATTGTTTTTCCTGGTCATCAGTCAAGGGGATACTAATAAAAGCATTTACATATGGAACTTTTATTTTACTATAATTTTCATAGTATGCAATAATCTGGTCGTCCTCACCTTTAGAGTCAAGGGTAAAACTTATATCTTCTGGTTGTACAATTTTAGAAGATTCTACATTTCTTTGTGAAAAATTAGATGAATATTCACTACTAGTTGTTTTATTTATCTTGGCTGCGTATTGTGGGAATAAATTCTTTAATTGAGTTTTAGATAGATTCTTTTTGACCATGATAAAAGCCGCATCTCTAAATAAGAAATCACGACTAGCTGGGTCTACAAAAACATCATAAGGGTCTATTCTACTAAAAACGACTTCCCCTTTCCCATGGTCTGCATCTTGGTCTACATCAACTAAAAAGTATCCTACTCCCTTTACTAATGAATCAAGAACAACCTGTCCATATATAGAATTACCATTAGATAAATGCCAACAGTAATCAGATATATCAGAATGGACTTGAGCTACATCCGTATCATCTCCAGTCGCTCCCACAGCTTTCCATCTTGGACTATTAGCAGTAACAAAATATTTCATTATTTCAATAATAGGTAAAATCCTATTAATTGTAAAAGAAGGCATCCCAGATTCTTCTAAAGACTTCTCTTCATCCATACTAAGTTGCTCATCAAGATAAAAATCATATCCTTTCTGACTTTTACTACGCCACTTAGACCTATCTGTACTATTTGCCCTATCCCATAGTTGTTTATTTACATGGGCTTTGTTTTTTCTTCCTCTTTTTGCCATTATTTCATTAGCCTTTTTTCTAATTTACCAAGAATGCTCTTATCTAAGTCAAATTGAAATTTAACTCCTTTTTCCCCTCCAATATTTGAAGTCCCTATTTTAAACTTTCCATATTTAGTAGGGAAAGATACTCCACTTCCACTTATCCCAATCCCTTTCCTACGAGCAGCTTCGTGTAATAACAATGCACCAGTAGAGGGAGCTGGGTATCTTTTTAAAGTATCAGCAGCTGTAGATGCTTGAGACATATAGCTCTCCCAAACAGATGAAGGCTCTGAACCAGATAAAGTTTCTGCAACATTCGCCCCAAATCCAAACATTTTACCATAAAGAGATTCTTGCCCAATTGGTGATTGCAATCTCAGATTAGATATACTCATTGGTGAATGTGATTGTTTATATGGGACTTTACCTTGTGGCATTATGCGACTACCCAGCTTTTAGCTCGTTTTTTAGGCTTATACCAGCCCTTTTTAGATTCATTTTTCTTCATATTAGGCGGAAATGCGTGTAATTGTGCATAATATAGGGTCTCAATTGTATCATCATGGGACATTTTAGGCCCAAAAGTAATGATTTCGTTAGTCAAATCAAACATATTTTCCTTAATAAATACATTTCCAGTACTGAATCTACCACTTAAACCACTATATATTCTATTTCTTTTGTTTTGGCCACCAGGTTTTTCTGGGATTACTCCAATATTATACTTATTCTCTAACCTTCTTCTTTCATTCAACGCCTGGAAAATTGAACGGTTCATAGCCACATCTTCAACTGTACTTGATACACAATGATATTTTTCATGCAAACTCATAATATAATCGACTACACCAGTCTTTCCCATAATTTCCCCATTGTTGTCCCTTGAACCTACAGTCGGAATACTTCTATGTCTTTCATATTCTAATACATATAATTTATTATTGGGGTCAATAGCAATTACCATTATAACCGAGAAATCAGAAGTCTTAGTATCAATGTCTGTAGCAGGGTCGCAACCCAAAAATGTATTACAAGGAAGCTTGTCACCATCGATATGAATGTAATTAGTCCCATCCTCGTTTTCATAATACCCTTCCCAATGTTTTACATGCCTTCTGTTCCACACCGAATCTTCTTCAGATTGGACTTCCATCATATATTCTTGATAGAATTTTTGGGATTGGCCACTATCGTAATAAAACTTTTTCTTTTCCTCTAATTTCTCTTTTGAGAAAAATGATGGCCAAAGTGGAGTCCCGTCTGGTAAAATCGCTTTATAAGTTATTACCCTCCAAGAAAATTCCTCACCACCTTTTTCAGCTTTTTTATAATTATTAATGAGGTTGTTAATAAAGGAATCATAATGAACGGGAGTACCATTAACACGCAACCGACCAGTATGAGGTTCAAGCGCAGGATAAACAACAGCGGTAACCAGATTTGCGTTCTTAGCCCGAGCGTCGGGGGTAATTGTGTTTGCTTCATGTTCAAAGTCATCTAATATAATCAAATCATATCTTTTATGCAACTTTGCTCCACCACGAATACCTGCTACATTACTTTTGGATATTAACTTACATCCATTAGATAATTCTATATCTTCTTCTGTCCACTTACGTCCTTTAAGTTTCCCAAAAAAATACTTAATACTATCATTAAATTCTAGGTGATGCTTTATATAATCCATATTACCTACTGATAATTTTTGAGTAGCAGATACCCAAGCATAAAAATGCATATCATCTTTAGGACAAAAAACAAAATCTTTTATAATAGAAGCTTTAGTCAATACTGTCTTCCCATGACCTCTAGGAAGAATAATGCCTAACTGTTTTATTTCTGTATCATCAATCGCATCAGCCATCTCATAATGGAATGGTGGGGTTTCACTCCTCATGAAATCATCAGGAAGAAACAACTTACCAAAAGCAACTAAATCATTATTAGCAAGTAATAATTGTTCCTCAGCTAGACTTACGTTCTTCTTGTTTATGTTCGGCATCTTTTCTTTTTTTATCTAAGAACTTCTCAAACTTCTTTTCATCTTTATTCATTTTTATATAAGAATCAAGAACTAATTCGCAATTTCTTTGTCTTTCAATCGAATTTGCAAGTGCATACTCAAGAACCTTAATTCTTTGAATTAAATCTTTCCTCTTCAACCCCCTTTTTGTCACTACACCCATATCTCTTTACCCATATCCTTTATTTCAAATTCTTTTAATAATTTATTTTCATCTGCATCTTTGGTAAAATTAACAACAGAATCTACACATCCTTGCACATATGACTTAGCTTCTATTGAAGTATCAAAAGAACGCATTAGAGCATCACTTCCATCTGGTTTCATATTCTTCCAGAATACTAAAAACTTCCCTCCATAATTCATCTTCCCTGTCCTCTGTATTTTTTCTTATAATATCTTTTACTTACTTTATTCCCATATTTAGTATTTTTACTTGAACCCTGCCTAGTCTTCTTATCTCTTGGTTTAGTATATTCATCCATTATATACCTTACCTCTAAATATAGATTTCCCATTATAAATACCAACAGTATCTATTTGGAATCTTTCTTCATCATATTCAACGACTCCTAACCCCTGTTGCCAATTATACCTTGTTCCACCACCGGGGACAACCCCATCTATTCTCGCAAGAGTCCCACAGGATATTGCTTGATATATTTTAGGGTTGCCATGTGTCCATACAGTCTTATGTCCCATTTCTAATCTATGAACATGACCTTGGATAACACTAATTCTAGGAGAATCAAGCATCTTCATTATACTTTGACCACTTTTTGCACCAACTTTATTACCATGTATACATACAAGATTATCATTAATATAATATTCCCCATGAGGATAATTGCCTATATACTCTACATCCATTTTATGCAACCCCAACATATAAGGAACAGACATTAAAGCAGGAACTTCTGGTTCATTCGCTGGTTTTATACCATAAGCCTGAATTGTATTTTGCACAATACTATCAATCATTCTTTTTTCATGGTTACCCTCTATATATACCATCTCTTCACAATATGGTCTTAATTCTTTAATCCAAGAAGCTAACCAATCCAAACTTGGCTGTGTTGTGAAATAAAACTCTGGGGAACGGATATAATGAGTAGACCAATCTGGTAAATCCATCATATCTCCTAACATTACTACCCTATTGGGTTTTAATTCTTTAATTATTTCAGTAGCAATAGCAATTGCCTTTAAATCATGAAGCGGTGTTAATACTCCAGTATTTAAATCCCTTTTAAACCCGACTTGAGCATCTGGAAGTATTACATCTAATTTCAAATCCCTTTTCGGGATTTTTACATTAAGATAAATATCTGATGTCGAAGCCCCTTGAATTGGTGGGAAATCACATTTGACTGGAATTTTTCTAACTAAACTAGCCCTTGCTTGATAGTTTGTATGTGTATTC